GACTTTTAATCCATTGGTTGTGGGTTCGAGTCCCACAGGGCCTACCGGATCGCCCCCAGCTCAGAGGCACTTAGAGCTGGGGGCGAGGTCGTTTTCGTACCGTCTCGTGTCGTCCTGCTGGCCCGCTGCTGGCCCGAAATCCTGGGTGCATGGTGCGGCCTGGCGAGCGCAAGAAGCGCGGGCGGTCACCTCGAAAGGTGACCGCCCGGCCCCGCCTCCGGCGCCCTGTCCGAGGCCTCTCGACCCCAACGCCATCGGCGGGTTCATCCCGCTGCCGGAACGCGCGGCTATCCGGCGGCGGGCGTCCTCAGCGTCTGCCCGCTCTCTACAAGATCACACAATGCATCAGAAGTGATGCTGACAGGTGATCGTCTGCGTCGCAGCTTGGACGGGTGCCCGACGACCTGCCTGAACTGATCCGTGCCTGCCAGCAGCAGGGCGACCGCATTCGCCAGGCACGGGAGTACGCCAACCTGTCTCAGGAGACTCTCGCCGAGCGGGCGGACCTGGGGCGGTCGACCATCCAGCGCATCGAGTCCGGGTTCACCGGCATCAAGTTCACGCACCTGTACCTCATCGCTCGCGCACTGGACGTCCAGGTCGCGGATCTCGTTCGGTGAGCCCGCCGCCTCGGGGGTCGCAGCGGCGGGCCCACCCAGGCCGCCCCTTCGCGGCACGGGGCGGCCACCTCGGGCGCCGGAGGTACCGGCCGGCGCCGAGGGGTTCAGCGGCGTATCGGCGTGGGCCAGGTCTGCCGCGGCGTCCTCTTGCAGGGCTTCGTGTGGAGATACACGGTGGGGGCCGCCGTGGAGCCCGAGTCGGGGATGACCGTGTCGTATCCCTGTCCGGGGCTGATCGGCTGGTGGCAGCGTCCGCAGGTCTTGCTCACGGCTTCCTCACCTTCCGGGGGCGCGTGGAGTGGCAGGGGCAGGGGCAGCGGTGCACGAGCACCACCCCCTTCGAGTGGGGCAGTGGAATGTCCTCAGTCCGACGGCAGTTGCCGTGCAGCTGCTCGTACTCGGGTCGCTGGGCAACCGCACATTCGGGCGACATGCTCTCGATGTCGGGCGGCTGGCTCACCGGCTGTGCTCCCGTACGAGCTGGCGGAGGGCGGCGGCTGTCTCGCAGTGTCCGGGACGCTCGACGCACATCTCGCACATGCTGACGTGGCTGCGGCTGGCGGCCCGTATGCAGGCGGGGCAGCAGCGGGGGAACCAGTGGATCGGTTCGCGGCGCTCGCCGAGGTCGACGGCGGTGAGAGCGGTGAGTGGGGTGTCGCACCAGCAGCAGTGACCGCCACGGACCTGGTCGGGGCCGAGCCCCGCCGGGTCTGGCAGGGCGAGCGTGTCGAGTTCCAGCGTTGGGGTTCTCGGGTGCATCACGCCTCCACGGCCACGGTGATCCGTCTCACAGCGTGACCGTATGGCTACGCTCTCCCGACCGCCGACCGGAATCCGGTCGGTACCCGCTCAGGCGGCGAGGATCCCCACTTCAACCGCCAACTCCGCTGCACGCCGACGGCGCTGAGCCTGCGTCGACTCCACCTCTTCCAGGATGATCCTGCGGGCGTAGCCGTTGTAGCGGATCGTCTCCGGCGCCGCCCGGTGCGCCTTCTCCAGCGTCGCGATCGCTACGTCAGGCTGCCCGTCGAGCTGGAACGCGCGCGCTTCCTCGATCCGGTGCCGGGCCCGGCGCGGGCGCGAGGGGATTGTCGACTCGTCTGCGCGGGCGGCCTGCCGTACGGACTCGCCGCCCTGGTGCAGCTCGACCGCGACGGTGACGGCATGGGCGCCCATGATGGCCTGAGAGAACGACGTGATCGGGTGGTAGTAGTCGCTGGGCAGTCGGGCCGCCATGGCGTTGGCCTTGTCCCAGTGCCCCCACGCGGTGCCGGTCTCCCGCCGGCGGGCGGCGGTGTAGCCGAGTTCGAACTCCAGGGCCCCGGCGATGGCGAGGACGTCATCGTCGGCGTCGGGCAGCAGTGGTTCGAGGAAGCGGATGGCTTCCAGGTTGATGGCGTCGGCGGCGTCGAAGTGGTGGCGGCCGGAGTCGCGGTGTGCCTGCGCGAGGAGCCATGCGGCGACGCCGATGGCGTGCGGGTCGCCGGAGTCCTGCGCGGCGACCATGCCGCGCTCGGCCACTCGCCAGAGCAGAGCGCTGTCGGGCTGGTAGGCGATGAAGAACTGGCTGAGGCTGTACGTCTGCGCGAGAAGGGCCTGCGCGGCCCGCCGCTCATTGCCGGTGTCGGCGTGCCGGACGAGGGCCTGAGCGTCCCGGACGAGGTCGGGCAACAACCGGCCGATGGCCTCGCGGTGGTTCTTCGCACCGTGGCGCGCCTTCCAGGCGGCGTGGAGGCGGGCCTCCAGGTGCGCGACGGGCGGCGGCTCGACGGTGCCGGACAACTGGAACGAGTCGATCGCTGCCTTCACCTCCGCAAGGCGGGGGTGGCCAGGGCCGATGAAGAGATCAACGTGCATGTCTGAGCGGCCCGTCAGGTCGGAGAGGTCCCGTACCCGGAGGGCCTCGGCGATGAGCATCACGCGTTCGAGGTCGGGCGCTTTCTGCTGCCCGTTCTCGATCTTGCGGAGGGTGTGAGGCGATACGCCGATGAGGTCGGCGAGTTGCGCTTGGGTCATTCCCCGGCGCTCGCGGAGGATCTGCACCCGCTGGCCGAACTTCAGCGGGTCGGCGTACGGGTCCGGGGTAGCATCGGATGGCATGGTCTCGCCCCTCTCCTACAGCTTCGTCACTGTCAGGGTATGGGGCGAGACCGTTTTCGTGTGACTGGTCTGCGTTGCCAGGGCATGACGAAGCGCCCCCTGCCCGGCCCGTGAGGGACCGTGCAGGGGGCGCTGTGGGTCAGGCTCCGGTGCGGTTGTACTCGTCCACCCGGGCGGGCGGCGCCGGGGGCTCGATGCGGTGCTCCCGCATCTGGGCTGTCAGTTCACCGACGTACCAGGCGAACGCGCGGACCAGGGAGCGGAGCCCCTTCACCTCCTCGCGGGTCGTGGTGAGTTCCTCCCGCAGCTCCTTCTTTATCGCCTCGAACGCGGCTCGGTCCTCCGCTCTTTGGTTCGGCTCGGCCTGCGCCTGCGCTGCCGCCCGCTGCGCCTCCGCCGTGGCGGTCGCTGCCTGCCGTGTCGCGCGGGCCGAGAACAGCCCGGCGACCACCATGCCGACCGTGCCGAACGCGGCCACGATCCCCGCCCATACCGTCACGGCGCCTTGCCTTTCCGGGCGGGCCGCAGTGCGTGGGGGACCGAGTATTCGGGCACCGTGGCCGCCCACATGATGACCCCGACGTGCGAGGTGAGGTACCAGACGGCGACGTAGGCGCCTCTGCTGTAGGTGCCGTCGATGACGGCGGACGCGTAGGCCGTGGCCCACACTGCGGGGGGAATGAGGGCGGCCAGGAACCCGAACCCGTCCCGGCCGATCCGGAGGAACGCCGAGGCTCCGGTGATGAGGCCGCAGACGATCCACAGCCAGGCCCAGTGTCGGAGCCCGCAGAGCTGGGTGATGAGTTCCAGGCCCTGGGCGGGCGGCGGGTCGACGAGGAACGAGATGCCCCAACAGGTCTTGCCGACGCCGAGGATCAGGAGGAAGGCGCCGCGGCGGCCCAGCAGTGCGTGCAGCCGCCGGGCCGCGCGGCACGACATCAGACGTCCGTGCTGGGCTTGTTGGGCACGGCGTAGGTGATGCCCCACGCGCCGAGGATGGCGAGCACGATGGTGACGCCCTCGCCGGTGGTCACCACGTTGTCCTGTACAGCCGTGACTGCGGCGGCCGATCCGGCGGCGACTCCGGCGATGAGCGACTTGGCGATGCTGGCGATTCTCATGATGAGGACTCCTTTTCCAGCGCGGTGACGCGCTTCTCCAGAGCGGTCAGCCGCTCCTCGGTCGTGGGCGGCTTCGGCGCCGGCGGGGTGGTGCCGGGCGACCAGCTGGCCGGGTGCTTCAGCCGTTCGGCCACGCGCTTGCGGATGTCCGGCATGGACACCCCGGGCCCGAGCGGGTCGACCTTCCCGGGCTGCCACTCCTTGTGGCCGATCACCGAGGTGTCGCCGTTCTTGCCCCAGCCATGCGCCCGGCACAGCGCGGCTGCCGCGCGGACCATGGCCTCGACCTGGGCGGCGGGCCAGGGGTCCTTGCCGTCGCCGAGGTTCTCGCACTCGAAGCCGTAGAAGCGGCTGTTGCCGTCGGTGTTCGCCTCGTTCGCCGCGGGCAGCGCCTTCTCTGCGATGACCGCGGTGAGGACGTCGTCATCGCCGAGGCCGGCATGGTTGGCGCGGCCGTAGCCGACGAGGTGGATGGCGCCGTTCTTGGCGACGACGCCGTGGCACAGCGGGCCGGGCAGTCCCTGGTAGCCGTTCCAGCAGATGTTCACCGTGTTGGCGGTGCCCTTGGTCACGGTGTGGTGGACCATGACGCCGTGGACGGGGCCCCAGGCGCCGCGTCCTTCCCGGTTGTGGTCCTCCCAGCCGTCGACCTCGACGACCTTCACGCCCTCCGCCTTCAGGGCGGCGAGGAACTTGGACGCGGACAGAGGGTCAGCCATGGAGCTTCCTCCCTTGGTCTGCGGCGTTGTCGTCGAGGGCGGCGAGAAGGACGCAGCAGTCCTTCGCCTCGCGGACCTTGCGGATCGCCGCAGTCAGCTCGGGGTCGTCGGGGAGGATGCGCAGCATCTCGGCGACCAGGTCGTGGAACGGCTTGGAGACGGCCTGCAAGCTGCGCGGGAGATGGCCGTAGGCCAGGCCGCGCACTGCTTGCGCGGTGCTGGGATGGCGTCCTGCGGTGTCCATAAAGCCTCCGGACATGAGAAGGGCCCCGGCCGAGGGCGCGGGGCGGTGGGTGAGCGGGGGGTGGGGTCAGGTGGCGTAGGCGTGCAGCAGGACGCCGCTGCCCGCGCCGAATGCGCCGGCGGTGAAGGCCGACGCGGTGACGGTCGGCGGGGTCGACAGGCCGGTGTCGGTGCCGCCGAATCCGGGGGACACGCTGGCGAGGACGTCGGGGACGGCGCCCTCGGAGATCAGGCTGCACACGGTCGTCGCCTTGATCATCACGCCGACGTAGTGCAAGCCCGAGTAGGTCGTGGTGTACGACGAGGCGGCCCCGGCGGTGGTCTGCGCGATCGCCAGACTCTTGATCGTGTTCGCCGCCCACGCCGTGGTGGTCTGGTCCGCAGTCCTCGCCAGGGCGACCCGCGCGGAGTTGTGGAGGGTGAACCACCAGTTCGTCGGCACGCTCGCTGCGGTGCCGCCGGACACGAACGCCAGGTTGGAGATGACCAGGCCCTTGGGCAGCCAGATCGGCACCAGGTACAGCGTCCCCGACGTCGGTGTCGACGTCGTCCCGCAGCGCAGACGGCTCGTGGTCTCGTACCGGCCCGAGGGGCGCAGGGCGGTCTCCAGGCCGCCGAACCCCGAGTCGAACGGGCTGGTGTCCGCGCCCGAGCTGGCGTCGGTGACGGAGCCGAAGGTGTTGCCGTGGCGCTTCAGCCCGGTGATCGTCGAGGTGATGTTGATCGGGGCCAGAGTGGTGTCCCGTGTCCGGCAGTTGCGGACCACCGGGCGCACGGTGTTCGTGCTGATCTGCACCCCGGATCCCGTCAGCGCGTACAGGTCGCAGTCGTCCACGACGACGTCGGCCCCGTCCCAGACGTGGACCCCGTTCGCCGTGGTGCCCGTGATCGAGCACCGGGCGACCGTGACGTCGGTGGCGGTGGCCGCCGGCGTCGAGCGGGAGTCCACGGTGACGCCTGCGCCGGTGGCACCGTTGACGTGCGCGGTGATCCAGCCGCGGCGGGTGCCGAGGGTGGACACGGCGGTGGCACCGCAGCCGCGGGCCACGACCTGGTCGACGGTGTAGTCCTCGACGTCGACCAGGCGGACGGCCTGGGAGCCGACGTCGCGGACGGCGATGCCGGTCACTTCCACGCCCTGGGCGTATCCGGTGTCCTCGCCCTCGATGCGTACGGCGGCGTCGTAGGTGCCGCCGCCGTACATCACGACGTCCTCGACGACGATGTTCCGCAGCGGCTGCGACCCGGCGATGGAGGGGGATCCGGCTCCGGCGGGGGTGCGGTGGGAGGCGATGGACGAGTCGAGGGTGCGCATGCGCACGCCCGCGCCGCAGTCCTTCAGGGTCAGCCCGGATACGCGGGAGTCCTGCCAGGTGTAGCCGCCGACCGCCCACTGGGTGAGGCTGTCGCAGTACAGGTCCCGGATGACGATGCCGGTGTGGGGCTTGTCGGGGCTCGCCGAGTGCGAGCCGACCGCGCGCGGCCAGCTGGTCGTGCCTGCGGTGCCGGACGGGCCGACGTGGCAGTTCTCCACGACGATGTCGATGCACGGGGTGTCGTCGTACGGGCCGAAGCCTCCGAAGTACGAGCTGCCCTTGGCCAGGTCGGGCTGGATGAACTCGGAGAAGTCACGCCCGCCGGGGTCGAGGTAGCCCAGGCCCCGGACGTTGGTGAGGCGGGCGTTCTTGACCGCGTTCAGCTCGATGCCGTGGTACCCGCACACGTCCTTGACGGTGGTGTTGCGGATGGTGACGTTCTCGGCGTGACCGATGCTGATGGCCATGGCGGAGGTGGGATAGGCGTCGGCGCGGGCGTCCCAGACGCCGCCCTCGATAGTGATGTTGCCGTGGCCGGTGTACCCGCCGAACGTCTGGGAGGCGTCGCCGTTGAGGAGCATGGTGCCGGTCCCGGCCCGGCGGATGACGGCTCCGTCGCACAGGGTCAGGCGGGTGTTGCGGTAGATCCGCAGAGGCAGCGAGGAGACGTCGTAGTTGCCCGGGGGGACGATGACGTGCCCGGCGCCTGCGGTGCCGGCGGCGGCGAGCGCGGCCTGGATGGCGGCGCCGGTCGTCGCGGCGGGGATGATGATCCCGGCCTCCGACCAGTCGGCGCCGAGGTCGAGGGGCTGGCCGCCCACCAGGAGCGTGGCGACGTCGAGGGTGCCGGTGATGTCGAGGTCGCCGGTGATGGTGCCGCCGGTGAGGTCGAGTTTGGAGGCGAGGCCTTCCAGGGCGGCGGTGACCGTTTCCCGGCCGACCTCGAACCAGCGCACCGGCTGCCCGGAGGGGCCGTTGTACTCGTACTGGATCGCGCCGAACCCCTCGACCTTGAAGGCGCGGATCGCACCGGGGGTGTCGCTGCCGGCGTCGTTGGTGCGGAGCTGGGCGATGGGGGTGGTGCCGTCCTCCTCGAACAGGGCGGTGATGATGGCGCCGGTGCCGGCCGCGCGGACGATGAGGGGGTAGTCGGGGACGACGTCGCCCGTCACGGTCGTGAGGACTGCGGAGGGGTTCCCGCCGTAGGTGTACTGGGGCACAGGTGAACTCCCTTCTCAGATCAGCCAGTAGGAGCCGGAGATGTCCACCCAGTCGGTGCCGTCGGTGCCCTGGTACCACCAGAGCAGGTCTCCGGTGTCGCCGTAGGCGGAGGTGGTGCTCTCACCCAGGACCTCCAGGCGGCCCGCGGCGTCGGTTGTGGTCCCGGCCATCGAGCAGGCGCCCACCCAGGTGCGCAGTTCCGGGGGGATGCAGTCGGTGGGGACCGCACCCAGGTTGACCGCGTTGGGGTCGACGATCTTCGTTGCGTCGATCTTCTCGATGCGGCCCTTCACCTCGACCTTCCGGCCGCCGTCCACGATCATCAGGCCGAGCTGGACGTCACCCTCTTGCAGGCCGGCGGAGAGGGTCAGGGTGAGGTCCCAGACGGGCGGGGGCTGCCAGATCGTCACCCACGTGTCGGCCACGCTGCTGATCTTCAGCCACATCGTGCCGTCGTCCGCCGTCACGAGCGTGTGCGCGGGCGCGCTGGCGTACTTGGTGGTGCGGTCGGCGAGGTCGGTGGCGGTCTGCCGCAGGTGCGGGTCGATGGCCTCGGCGAGCGCGGCCAGGTCTGCGGGGACGGTGGGTGACTGCCCGCCCGCGGGGACGGGGAGTTCGGCGTATCCGAGGGTCGCCACGTAGGCCCCCCTTTCTAGGTGGCGGAGAAACGGATGGTGATCTGGCCGCCGGTGAAGGCGGCGTAGTCGGCGCGGCCGTGGCCGTAGATGGCCAGCCCGCGAGCGGACCCGGAGGCCAGGGCGGCACGCCAGTCGGCGGGCAGGGTCGCGGTGCCCTTGGCGCCGACCGCGAGGGAGAGCAGCGTCTGCGGGCCGTCGTCGAGGTCGAGCTGCCCGGACGGCGCCGAGGTGTGGTCGTGCAGGTACAGCCGCATGCGGACCTTGCCGTTGATGCCCGCCCCGCGCTTGCGGGTGAACTTCACGGACATGCTCGCGACGGTCTTGCCGGTGCAGGCGGCGGCGATGGCCGTGCCGTAGAACCAGCCGCCCCGCCGGTCGCCCCGCCCCGTCCAGTCGCCCTGGGTCGGTGAGCTGGCGTAGTCGTCCGGACGCCCGCGCCGCCACGTCCCGGAGTCCGTCGGGGAGATGACGGCCGTCTTCGGGGCCTGCGTCGCCGGCGCCTCCGGGGACGGGTCAGGGGCCGAGGCCAGCCGCGCGTACAGCACGCCTTTCCCGGCGCTGTCCTTCTTCGTCCACAGCTCGGTGACCTGCTCCCACCCGGCGCCCGGTGCGGCCGTGCCCCAGGTGAACGCGCTGATGGCGATCAGGTCGGCGGCGGCCTCGCGCGCCTGCTCGGCGATCGCCGCGGCGTCGGTGTCGGCGGGGTCCTCCCCCAGCCGCCACAGCACCACCGGCACCGCCCCGCGGCGCACCGCCACGATGTCCCCGGCCCGCCGGTTGCGGTAGGCGTCGGTGCAGGCGACGTCGTAGAACGCGGCGCCGCCCATCATCAGGTGGACGGTGCCGGTGTCAGTGACGTCGGTGACCGTGGCTGAGACGGTCTGGAGTCCGCCTGCGGCCTTGTCGAGGGTGTCCAGGGTCTGGCCGAGCTGCTCGCGGGCGCCCATCACAGCCTCCGGGTGCTGGTGCGGGTCTGGCAGGCCTGGGTGACCGCGCCGAGCGTGTACGGACACGAGTCGATGAGGTGCCGCTCCCACACCCCATCGCTCACCTCGACCTCGACGACGTCGCCGGGCTCCAGCGCCGGATTGCACACCGAGGTGAAGGACAGGGAGGACTGCACGCCGAGGCTGTCGGCCAGGCGGGCGCGGGCGACGTCGGTGGCCTGGCCCATGCTCGCGATCAGGGGCGAGGTGTAGCGGCCGGTGCGCACCCGCACGCCCGCCAGACCGAGACGCTGCGGGGCGAGCGGGTCACCGACCGGGTCGGGGCCGGCGTACGTCAGGCTGCCGGGGTCGTCGTCCCACGAGAACGCGGGCCCCACCGGCACCGTGCCGGATCCCGAATCTCCTGAGACGGCCCACAGGTTCACCAGGCCTTCCGCGGTCTCCTCCTGCGCGGGCTCGGCGGTCACCAGAGTGCGGGGGATCCGCCACACCACCGGATCGGACAGGGTCGGCACCGGGGCGAACACGATGACGCCCTGCGCGTCGGCGTACACCTCCGCCCCCAGCGAGGCGGCGATGCCGGTGGCGGTCCCGGAAGAGTCCGTACCGCCGGACAGGGCGGCCCACCGGTCCTCGTCGACCACCACAGCGGGCAGCTGCGTCGAGGACTTCACCCCCTCCCGCCATGCGACGGGGGCGCCGGGCAGGGCCTCACCGATCAGAACGCCGGCGCAGGCGCGGGCGGTGCCGGGGCCGATCGTGCGGGCGGTGGGCAGGGAGGCGGAGCGGACGATGTCCTCGCGACCCAGCAGGTCCAGGCTCACCCCCAACCGGGTACGGCGCAGCCGGTCCACGCTGTAGCGGCCGGCGGGAATCCACTCGGTCTCGCGCCGGGGCACACCGAGCCCCTGGAAGAGGCGGATCTCGGTGGCCACCGAGTTGATGCCGTGCCGTCCCCGGGGCGCGTCGAGCAGCTCGATGGCAGCCGAGTAGCGCACCTCCGCGGTACGGTCCGGGCTCACACCCCCCGACCCGAACCGGGCCGGACTCCACGTCAGGCCGCCGTCGTTGGACCACTGCGCCCGCACCGGCCGGGCGGTGGCCTGCCCGAGCGCGGCCAGCGCCTGGGCGCTGATGGTGAGCACTACTCCACCGCCCCGTTCGTGGCCAGCGCCGCGTACGAGGCGTACGAGGCGGTGACAGCGTCGTAGGTGGCGAACGCGGCGGTGACGGCGTCGTAGGACCAGCCGGGCGCGCACATCGGCTGACCCGCGGTGTCCGGCCGCTCGATCGGCACGATGTCGAAGGTCACCGTGTAGCCGCCCGTCGAGCCGAGTTTGCCGGTGGGTTTCTCGGCGACGTCGCCCGGCACGAAGAACCTGTCCGGGATCTGATAGCCGGGCCGTACCTGGGCGAGCAGCACCCCCGACCGGATCAGCCGCCGAAACTGCGCGATGTCCTCGGCGAGGACGTCCACGGACACGGTCTCCGCCGGGGCGGCGGCGGTGTCGTAGGCGACGGCCGTGTAGGGGCTGCCCGAGCGGGCGGCGGTGTCCTGCCGGGCCGTGCTGGTGGTGCCCTGAGCGGGCATCAGCATCACCCGCATCGACAGCCCCGGCTCCCCGACGCTCTTGACCCACAGGTCCCGGCTCTGCCCGGCCGCAGGCGCCGGAACCGTGACCGCCAGCGACGTCGACGGCCCCCAGGTACCGTCCGCGTACATCGGCCGAGCGGTGTAGGCGACGGCGACACCGAGGGGGGATTCGTGGTCGTAGGCCTGCCCGATGCCCTCGACCGCCCAGGCTAGGTCACCCGAGCGCACCGGCACGGGCGCACTCGCGCCCGGGTCCTGGCGGACGATTTCGACCTTGCGGATGTCGGCGGCGTCGGGGACGGGGGTGGAGGCGGTGGCGTCGTAGGCCAGCACCACCCCCGCCCACGGCTCGTCGATGACCGCGGTCAGCCACCCCTCGGGGCTGGTGACGGTCTCCGGCGGAGTCACCAGCGGCGCGTCGGGGTCCACGATCATCGGCATGCGCTCATCCCTTCTTCCCGGCCCGCTTGCTGCGGTGCACGTCGTCCAGGGCGCCGTCCACCCGGTCGTCCACGTAGGCCCGCAGCACCGTGCCGTCCTCGACGACCAGGTACAGCGGGCGCCCGTCCAGCCCCACGGTCGGCTGTCCGGCCGCGCCCGTGGAGGTGACCGGGACGATGCCGGATGGCACCGCGCTGGCGGCCATGCGTTCGGCGGCGGAGACGACCGCCGGACCGGAGGCGGCCATCCCGGCGACCAGGCCCGCCCCGAGGTCGGCGCCCGCCTGCTCGCCCTTGCGGGACGGGGAGTGGGCGTCGATGCCCTTCTTCGAGCGGATCGCCTTCACCGCGGCGGCGCCGAGCTTGGCCATCGCGGCCTGGATCTCCGCCTCCTGCTTCAGCAGCCCGGTCAGGAACCCCTTGGCCGCCGAGTCCCCGGCGTCATACATGCTGTCGGCCATGGTGCGGCCGTAGCTGGTCGACAGCTTCGCCCCGCTCTTGGCGAGGGCGTTGAACTGCTTGATCTCACCGGCGGACGCGCCGGAGATCAGCCCGGCCAGCTGACTGTCCGGGCCCATCGCGACCAGCTGGCTGATCAGGTCCTGGTTCAGGCCCTTCTTCGACAGCAGCTTGATCCGCGCCTCGTTCGAGGCCACGGTCGACTGCCGTGCCCGCATCCCGTCCAGGACCTCCCGGATGCTGCCGGCCTCGCCGAAGTTGGACAGCCCCATGAAGTCGGCGGCGGTCTTCTTCTGGTCGGCGGCAGCTGACCGGGCGGCCTCCAGCCTGCTGTCGACGGCATCGCGTTGCCGGGCCATGGCCTGGAGCTTGGCCGAGGCCTTCGTCACCGAGGCGGCCAGCGCCTTGCCGCTGCCCCCGGTGGCCTTCAGGTCCTTCGCCAGTTCCTTGGCCGCTTTGGAGATGTCGGACGCCGAACCGGTCAGGGACTTGGTGAAGTTGGTCAGGTCACCGGGCAGGTCCTTGCGGGCCTTCGTCCGGGCCGACGCGGTGCCCTTGGCGAACCCCCGGGCGCCGATGCCCTCCCACATGCGCAGCGAGTCACGGTGGTTGAACACCTCCGCGCTGCCGCTGCCGAACCTCACCAGCTCCGGGCCGCGCTCGCCGACCCAGGCGACTTCACCGGGGCGGGGCTTGCCGCCGTCGGCGTAGCCCTTGGCCGCGAACCCGTACCGGTGGGTGAACAGGCTGTCCTTGTACGAGCGGGCCCGCGAGCCGACGATCACGCCGTCCCCGCCCCTGCTCTCGACGTTGACGCCGTTGATCGTGCCCGCCGTGTGGCCCACCCCGCTGTTCGTGACGCCGATCATGAACGGGGAGCGCTTGTTCAGGACCCAGCCGGGCGCGGCCGTGGCCCCGGAGAAGCTGCCGGTGGCCCAACGGCGGTGGGGCTTCTGCCCCCGGATCACGCTCTCGATGGCGGACATGAACCCCGAGCAGTCCCACGAGGGGTCACCGTTGCCGCCCCACTGGTACGGCTTGCCGTTCTGGGTGCGCGCCCAGGACAGGGCCGCCTTGTACCCCTTCCCGCCGATGCCGGCGGACTCCAGCTTGCCGTCGGCCTTCGCGGAGTAGCCCACGATCTCCTTGATCATGCGCTTCGGGATGCCGGTGATCATGTCCCGGTACAGCGACGGCGAGCCGGAGATCTTCTCGATGAGCGGCTTCACCACGGCGTTGAGGCCCGCCTCGGCGGAGGCCCTCACTCCGTCCTTCAGCCACGCCACGCCGGACTCGGCGAGGTCGGTGCCCTTGTCCCAGGCCTTGCCGACCCAGCCGAAGATGCCGCCCTCGGCGAACCCCTGCCTCTGGAACGGGCGCAGCGACCTGCCGTGCATGGCGGCCTGGTTGACGGCGAGCAGACGGCTCCGCTCGTACGGGTCGCGCATCGCCTCCGAGACGGCGATGCCCTCGCCGCGCCGCAGCGGCACCAGCTGGTCGTCGCCCTGCCGGTACGAGGACATGCCGGGCAGGATGCCGCCGCGGGCGAATCCCTCGGGGTGGAACTCTTTCAGCTGCGGGGCTCCGAAGGCCTTGGCGACCTTGTTCCAGGTGCCGACGATGCCGCGGTTGTAGACGGTGTTGATCACGAAGCTGATCGGCTTCTTCGCGAGCTGGCCGACCTTCCCGAACTGCTTGCCGATGGTGTCCTTGGCGTCGGTGAACGCCTGCCCGAAGGCCTTCGCGGCGGCCTTCGCGGCGTCGACCGGGGGCTTGATGCCCTTGTCGTAGAGCCACTTGGCCACCGACGCGATGCCCCGGAACGCGGGCAGCAGCGCCTTCTGCCACAGCCAGTTCGCCCCGTCGCCGACCGCCTTGAAACCGGTCTTGACCAGGCCGAAGTACAGCTTCACCCCGGTCCACCACAGGCGGAATCCGCCCACGATCAGGTCGAGGACGGGCGAGATCGCGACGTCCCACAGCCACACCGCGCCCGCGCCGACGGCCCGGAAACCGGCACCCACCAGGGAGAAGTACAGCTTCACCCCGGTCCACCAGAGGCGGAATCCGCCGACGATCCAGCCGATCACCGGGGAGATGGCCTTCTGCCACAGCCAGACCGCGACCGCGCCGAGCGTGTAGAAGATCACGCCCACGGCCGTGAAATAAATCTTCGCGGCCGTCCACCACCACTGGAAGGCCTTCACCACGAAGCCCACGACCGGCTTCAGCACGACGTTCCACAGCCACAGGGCCGCGACCGAGACCGCCCGGAACGCGGCCTGAACCACGTTGCGGAACGTCTCGGACTTCTTGTAGGCGACGACGAGCGCGACGCCCAGGGCGACCAGGGCGATGGCGACCAGGACGAACGGGTTGAGCGCCATCACGCTGTTGAGCAGGGCCTGTGCGGCCGTGAATCCGCCGGTGACCGTGGTGCCGATCAGGATCGCCGCGCGGTAGACGGAGAACACCGCAGTGACGAATCCGGTGGCGATGGCCTGAGCGTTCAGGGCGATGGTGAGTCCGCCGACCAGCACGATGACGGGCAGCAGCCAGGCGCCCCACTTGTTGATCCACTGGCCGGTCGTCTCCAGGGCGTCGCCCGCCCAGCTGACGCCGTCGATCAGGCCGTTGATGCCCGGCAGGACGACCGCGTTGACGACCCGGCCGAAGGTGTCGGTGAAGCGGCGCTTCAGCACGTCGATGCGGGTGGCGGTGTTGCCCCGGATCGTCTTGCCCAGCTTCGCGGCCGACCCGGCCGCCTTGTCCATCCCGGCCGACGCGGCGGCGGAGGCGGGGTCCATGGCGAACAGGGCGTCGCCCATCACGGTGCCCGGGTCACCGAACAGCGCGGTGGCGGCGGTCAGCTTGGTGGTCTGGTCCTCGGTGCCGCGCAGCGCGTCGAGGGTCTGCTGTAGGGCGCTGGTCGCCGACGAGCCGCCCTTGCCGATCAGGTCGGCCATGTGCCCGGCGTCCAGGCCGATGGACTTGAAGGCGTCCTTCACCCCGGACTCGGAGGCCAGCGCCAGCTCACCGAACTGGCCGATGGCGTCCGCGACCTGGTCGCTGTCGCGGGCGCCGCCCTTGATGGCCTGGTCGATCAGGCCGATGGCCATCTTCCCGTCGAGCCCGACCCGCCGGAACTGGGTCGAGTACTCGTTCATGGTGTCCAGCAGGTCATCGGCCTTGTTCGCCGACGACTGGAAGCCCTTCGTGAGGATGTCCAGGGCCTGGCCGCCGTCCTTGGCCATCCCGGTGCGGATCATCTGGGCGGCGGCGTTGGCGGTGCGCCCCACCTCCTGGTCGAAGGTCTTCGCGAGGTCAGTGGCCTTCACGGTCAGCGACTCGATGGCCTTGCCGGTGGCCTTCTCCGGGATGAGGCCGGAGCCCATCACCTGCCGCACCGACTCGGCGCCCTCCTCGAAGGTGTCGACAACAGCCTTCGAATACAGCGACCCGGCCAGCTTCCCGGCCCGCTCGGCGCCCTTGCCCGAGGCGCCGAGCTGGGCGGCGAGACGGTCGGCGGTCTTCTCCTTCTCCAGCTGCTTGACCGCGGACGCGGCGATCGCGGCCCCCAGCAAGGCGCCGGCCGCCATGCCCCCGGTCTTCAGCTTCTCCTTCATCCCGCCGACCATCTCGTCGCCGCCGACCTCACCGGCGGCGCGGGAGGCCTGAGCGACCGGCTCGCCGATCTCCCGCGCCAGCTGCCTGCCGAAGCCGGACATGTTCGGCAGGACGTCGACCCACACAGCACCAGCGCGGGGCATGGACTCACCCCTTCTCTGCGTACTGGGGGGTCACCTGAGCGACGATCCGCAGATAGCCGGAGCGCGCCTCGGTGGCCTCCTTGCGGGCCTTGCTCTTCCGCCTCTTGACGGCGGACTTCGGCTTCGGCCGCCAGACGGCTTCCGGGTACGGCTGCGGCGGCGACTTCTCCGCCCGGTTGGCGTTGCGGAAGTCGGTCACCAGCTGGCCGATCAGGTCGACGACGTCGGCCATCCGGAAGTCGCCGTACTGGAGGGAGTGGCCGGCCACCCGGCGCGCCAGGGCGCCGTTGGGGGGCAGGCCCTCGACCAGGACGCGCAGTTTGCGCAGGCTGATCTCTCCGCGCCAGTACTCCGCCACCGGGTCACGGGGCGCGTAGTGGTGGCACAGGTCGGCCTCGACGGCCTCGGGGTAGTGCCCGAGGACGTCTAGGACCGTGTAGGGCGCTTCTTCACCTGGTCACGCATGTCCTGCTGCACGGCCAGGAACAGCAGCGCGATGTCGTTGTCGGAGTGCCCGGCGGCCACGTACTTGTCGTACTGCTCCTCGCCGAGGATCGCGACGGCCTTCTCCCGGGAGGACTCGGCGTCGTCGACCGCGGTCGACCACTCGTCGTCCGCGAACAGCGGGTGGGGGAAGGTGAGGACCTCGCCGTTGTCCAGCTCGAACTCCACCTCCTGACCGCCCAGGGCCTCGGTGAACTGCTGCTTGACCTCGGACAGCCGGTAGCGCTTCTTGTTCGGCTTGCTCACGTGCGTCTCTTCTCTCGTGCTCGGGTGGGCCTCGGGGTGAACCGTTGAAGGCTCCGCGGCGGCGGGGCTCACCCCTGGCCGCCGCCGCGGAGCCCGCTTGCGGGGGGCGGTCATGCTCACGCGCCGCCCGGGGTGGTGGTCGTGACGTTCACGGCCGGGCTGGTGCCGCCGGTCAGACCAGCCGCCGAGGCGGTCATCTGCGCCACGTCGGTGCCCGCGAGCAGGCCGCCGAAGGTGACCGTGACCGGCGTGCCCGGGTGCGGTCCGCCCGCGCACGTCACGTCGCCGACCTCGATGTTCGACAGCGCCTCCAGCGCCGACTGCACCGCCGCCGCCGAGGCGTTGTAGGCGATGCCGGCCGTGGTCTGCCCCGAGTACGTGAGCGTGTAGGTGCCGCCCGTCGGACCGCCGGTGATGGCGACCTGCTGCACCTCGTTGGACAGCGGCTCCAGGTCCCGCCAGCCGGGCCCGTCGATCCAGGTCAGGCAGTCCGTGCCGAGGACGTCGTCGACGTACGCCTGGTACGTGACGCCGCGCGCGATCTCCGCCGTCCGCGTCCACTGCTCGTCCTCCCGCCCGGTGCGCAGTGCACTGGGCATGTGGCGGACGATGTAGAGCGGCTGGCCGGTGTTCTTGTTCAGGTCCTCGGCGATGAACACCAGGCGCCGGTAGCGGGTGGGCGGCGTCTTCGGCCGCGACCACGTCCAGGCCTCGGAGCCGATGACGGGCAGCGCCCCGGGACCGGACAGCGGCAGGTTCTCGTACAGGGCGACCGCCGCGGCGTTGGTCTCCTGCGGCACCCACTGCGCGGTGGCGGTGTCGGTCTCCACGTCGGAGCGCGTCGGCGAGGCCGACTGACCCGACTCGACGTCCGAGGTGGACAGGTCGCCGGAGAAGGTGACGCCGTCGGTCGTGGTGTAGCCGACCGGGACGTACCCGGCGGGCAGGGTCTGAAGGACGCCGTCGACGTCGAACGGTTCGGACACCGCGTCGGCGGAGGCGTCCGCGGCGAAGATGGCGTAGCGGAGCGCCTTGCGGATCAGCGACGAGCGCAGCTCCGCGATGGTGGTGAAGTCAGCGGCCGGCATCGCGGCCCCCTTCCATGACGAAGCCCCCGCACGGGCGGGGGCGGGTGGGTTGCCGCGCGTCAGGCGTGGGTGCTGGCGCGGGTGGTGAGCGTGTACGTGGCGATCGCCCGGCGTACGGCGGGGTTGCCGTAGGGGACCGGCACCGGGCGCTGCACGGTGTCGACGGTGTCGATGACGACCTCGCCCGCCACGCTCGCGGCGAGCGCGTGGACCGCCTCGCGGGCCCGCTCGGCGAGCTGCCACATGGCTGCCCGGTCAGCGGCGAATGCCTCCACGTCGATGGTGGCGGTGTCGCTGGTGTGGCTGTCGGCGCCGCCCGCCACCTGCACGACGACCACCGGGCCCAGAGTCTCGACCTTGGGCGGGACCTCGTCGGTGACGCGCACGCCCGCCAGGTGGGTGCGCATGCCCTTCATGACGGCCAGCTCGATGTCCGGCCACATCAGCTCTCCCCGGTGCGGGCGGCCCGCCCGAGGATGCGCCGCCGGGCGGTGGTGCTGTCGCCGTACTCGTGCGCCTCGGCATCCGCCCGGTCGGCGACCACCTTGGCCGTCGGCCGGCCCTGCGGCCGGATCTCCTCCGAGACGGCGATGGACTCGGCGAACTCCTCGCCGATCTCGGCGCGCGCGAGCGCCTGCGCGCGCGGCACGATCTCCTCCGCCTTCTCCCGCAGCGCGTCCCGGACCGGGGCCGACTGCATGACCTCCGGCAGGCACGCCGGATCGAACTCAAACCGGATCCCGCTCATCCGCTCACCACCTTCAGGAACGCCTCGGTGTGGTCGAGGATCCCGGCGAAGCTGTCGTGCTCACCCGGGTCCCCGTCGACCTCGTACAGCACCCCACGGAACCGGACCCTCGACAGGGCGGTGAGCCCCATCGCCGGCGGCCCGGCCAGCCGCCAGCGGGTGACGACCTGAGTGCGGTTGTCGTTCTGCTCGGTCGAGGCAACGGGCTGCATGTTGCAGTCCGCCACATCCCGCTCGACGTCCTCGTACACGTCGTGCCCGCGTTCATCCTGGCCCGTCAGGACGCGGTCGATGACGGTGACCGTGTGCCGCCGCAGCGGGTTCGCCAGCGGCGGCATCAGGCGCCGTCTCCCCGATTGAGGCGATGAGCCTCGACGGCGGCCCGCCACTGCTCGGTGATACCGACCGCGGCCGTCACCGCGAACGACACGGACTCGGTGCCGGTGGTCACCTGCTGAATCGCCGGGTCCGTGCGGTAGATCGTGCGGGCCTGGTCGATGACCGCCTCCGCCACCTCGCCCGGAACCGGATCGAGTCCGTGGTCCCACGCGACGGTTACCTCCGACCACTCCGGCCAGCAGCCATCCGGGTGCAGCAGCAGCCCGGCCTGACGGCGGACCTTCACCCCGGTCAGTTCCTCGCCGTCGACCTGGACGGAGTGCACGGCCACGACCGGGCAGGCGGGCAGGCGCAGCACGGCCTGCCCGCTGCCGTCGAGGTAGGAGGTGTCGTCGGTGACCAGCGACACCGGGTGCCGGACCTGCCCGCGAAACCGCCGGGTCGCGGCGCGCAGTGCGGCCAGCAGCCGCACGTCGTCGGCGGGCAGGCCCAGGAACTCGGCCAGCTCAGACGGCTCGGCGAGATACGGGCTGGCCGCTGCCACGGTCAGGCCCCGGCGATGACGCCGCGCGTGCGCAGCGCGGCCAGCAGCGCGTTGTGGGCGTCCGCCGCAGCGGTCAGGCTGGCGAACGGACTGGCCACGTTGTTGATGGTCGGCGCGGTGCTGGACATGCCGCCCAGCCCGACGGTCCGCAGCGGCGCCACCCGGATCACGGTCCCCGCCGCGGCGGCGTCGTCCAGCGCCATGCCGACCGCGTACAGGTCGCCCGGGTCGCAGACGAACGCCCGGCCGCTGGTGCCGCAGCGGACCATGTTGCCCGGGTCGATTCCCTCCCCGGACTCCACCTCCCACACCGCCCGGCCCGAGACGGAGAACGTGAACTCCTCACCGTTCGCCAGGTCGGCGCCGTCGGTGACGCCGACGGGGATCTCTCCGGCGACGGCGAGCCGCATCACGGCCCCGTCGTCGACGGCCGCTGCGGTGGTCAGGAACCGGCGCTTGGGTGCGGCGCCGGACATCGTGACCTGGAAACTGCTCGTGCTCATGTGGTGTCCTTCCCCATGATCGTCTTGCGGTTCTTGCCCGCGGCCTCGGCCGCCAGGACCCGCGCGGTCTCCGTCTCGTCCGCCGTCGCGAGGTGCTCCAGCACGGCCGGGGCATCGTGCTCGGACGGGTCGAACAGCGGCGCGGGCTCTGCGAGCGCGCGCGTGAGGGGGCCCGCGCCTGCGCCCGTGCGGGCGCGGTAGCGCGCCTCGTCCTCGGCGCGGACGCGGATGCCGTCGATGGTCACCATCTTGTGGACCGGCATCAGCTGCCGCCCCCGGCCGGCTTCACCACGATCAGCCGGTTCGGCTTCCAGATGACCTGCTCGGCGCGCAGCTCGGCACGGACGTAGACCAGGTTCCGCTGGGCGTAGTCCTTGTGCTGGTTGAACGCCAGGATCGACAGGCCCTCGACGTCGAGGAGGGCGACCTGCCGCCAGTCGCCGAGGATGACGGTGCCGGGGGCGAGGCGCTCGGACAGCGCACGCGCGCGGCCCCACGATGTCGACGGGCCCTGACCGAACGGGCCCTGCCCGAAGAACCGGTCGTTGGCGTCCTGCATGAGGTCCCATGCCTCGTCGTCCTCGGGGGACATCAGGACCGCGGTCACGTTGCCGCCCGGCAGCCGCGTGATCGCGGTGATGGCCTGGCGGATCGCCTTCACCTGCGCCATGGCGTCCGGGCCCGGGGAGTACGTCAGCTCCTGCACGCCGGTCGTGTGCAGGATGCCCTTCGGCTCGCCGCTGGTGCCGGTGCCGTTGAGGAGCTTGTCCTCGATGACCGAGTCCAGCGAGTACTCCAGCTCGTTGTTCATGTACGTCGCCAGCGCCGGCGCGTCCGAGAGCAGGGCGTTGGTGACGTCGTAGCCGTCCGCGTACGTGTACGGCTTGGCGTCGGCCAGCTCCGTCTGGATCGTCGACGTCGGCTTCACGGTCGCGTCGCCCGGGAGGATCTCGTCCGGGACGATCGCGGCGTTGCGGGTGACGCCGGTGACCTGGAGGTACTCGAACGGTCCGGACGCCTCGCCCCGGGTGACGAGGTCGAGGATGGTCAGGTTGTCCCGGTCGACCTGGTCGACCATCGGCATCCTCACCGGCTGGACGTGACCGAGGGCGACCTGCAGCGGGGAGGCCGTGGCCTTCCGCCCGCCCAACCACTCCTTCATCGTGCCGACCTTGATGCGGCCGATGTCGACCGCGCTGCCCTGGCCCAGCCCGGTCGGGTGCTGCTTGCGGAACTCGCCGTACAGGGACGACTTCACGAACCGCTCGCCGAGCGTCGCGGCGTCCGCCGTCTCCTGCCGGTCCTTGACCTGAAGGGTTCCTCCGGCGGGCCCGGCCGGGGGCGTCCCGGGCTGGACGCTCGCCTTGCCCGCCATCGCGGCGGCGGCGGCCTGGGCGGCGTCCGCCGCCTGGACCTTCGCCTCGACCTCGTCGCTCTCCTTCTTCAGCTCGGTGATCCGGGCCACCTCGTCCTCGGTGAACTCCCGGTTCTCCTCGCGCGCCTTGGCGACGAGGTCCGCCGCTTCCTTCAGCAGCGCCTGGAGCTTCTCGCGCAGCGTCATGCTGTCCTCCGTGCAATCAGGTCTCGTGCGGTGATCCACGCATCGACCTGGGCGAGCGACGGACCGGCAGCCTTCGCGGGCGCCTCGGGGGCGGCGGCGGGCGGCACGGCCGGCCGGTGGCCGGTCTCCTCGGGGTTGCCCCGGCCTGCGGGCCGGGAAGTCTTCTGTGGTTCGGCCGAGGCCAGCACCTCGCCGATCGAGGCGTGCGCGCTGGACAGGGCGTCGTAGTTGGCCTGGCTCAGCACCCGGCCGGCCTTCGCGCCGCGCACCAGGTCGGCGGCCTTCGCGGCGAGCAGCTCGGTCTGCTGGTTCGCGCCGACCAGGCACGGCCCCACCTCGTACAGGCGGGAGAACCGCTTGATCTCGTAGTACTCGCCCCACGGGTGGTGCACCAGGTCGTCGGTGTCGACCCAGCCGCCCTCCCCGACGTCGTAGGCGAACGAGAACTGCTTGATCCGGCGGCCCTTGAGCAGGCCGTGCACGTGCTTCGCGGTCGGGTTGGTGTCCATGTCCTCGATCTGCGCGAGGACCTCCAGCCCTTCCGGAGTCTCGGCGGCCTCCAGCACGCTGCCGATGTGGGCGAACGCGTCGCCCCACTTGTGGGACCAGACCACCGGGATCGGGTCGCCGGTCGCCTTCCACTCGGCGAGGACCTGGGCGAACGCGCCCGGGGCGATGACGTCGCCCATGTCGTCCTCGTTGCCGAACACCGAGACCAGCGCCCGGAACTGTCCCTCGGCGAGGCCGTCGGCGGGACCGGCGGCCTTGATCCGGGCGGATGCTTCCTTGGTGCGAGGCACGGTCAGCCCTCCTTCGATTCGCGTGCGGCTCGCAGCGTCGCCTCGGCGCGGCGGAAGCCTTCGTTGTCGACGTCGTCGGTGAAGGCGAACGGCTCGTCTGCAGCAGCGGTGAGCAGCTTCCACCCGTGCGCCTGGTCGCCTTCCTGGTACAGGGCGAGCGCGAGGCCGCGGGGGTGGAACACGGTCCGGTTGATGAGCCACAGCAGGCCGGACTCGGACAGTTCCAGCAGGGGGCGGAAGTCCGGTTCCTGGGACGCGTGGTGGTTGGCGTCGCGGGGCACGGTCAGCCCCCCTCTCGTGTGTAGTCCAGGCGGCAGTTGCAGTTCGCCGTCTCGTCGGCGTCGCCGTTGGCGTCGCCGGGCCAGCGCAGGCCGTTGGCGAAGGTCCCGCCCAGCTCGACGGCGTCGCCGTCGAGGCGGACGTGCGAGGCGCGCGGGTTCTTGCCCCCGGTGCGCCACACCTTGTGCGTGAGCCCGGAGGCGCCGGCGGCGTCGTGCGAACCGAAGCTGCGGGCCTCAGTCGCGGCGGTCGCCGCGCGCATCCCGGCCGCGACGACCCATGACGCCAGCCCGGCCTTGAGGTTGTCGCGCCAGTCGCCCTCGTCACGGACGGCTGCGGTCGCCGCGGTGTAGGCGGCCTGCTCGTACTGGGCTGCGTGCGAGGACGCGGCCACGGCCAGCCACGCCTCCATGACCGCCGGGTCCCAGCCGTCCGCCTCGGGGTTCCACATCCCGAGCACCGACCAGGCGCCGATCTGCGCGAGCCGGAACCCGTACCCGGCGATGAGCGCGGCCAACTGCGCCTGCCGCTCCGGGGACTGCGCGGCCCACAGGTCGAAGAAGTCGGGCGGCCCGTCCGCTTTCGCATCCGCCCGTTCCAGCAGTCCGTCGGCCTGCCGCTGCGCCCACCCGGCCAGGGCCGCGGCGAACGCGTCCCGCTCGGCGTCGAACGTCCCCAGGTCGTCAGGCCGCCCGGCCTTCACGCCAGGCGGCCGCGCCCTTTTGGGAGCGTGTCCGGTGCGGTGTCCCGTGGTGAGGCGAGGCCGCCGACGAGGACGTTGAGCGGCACGACCAGTTCCTCGGTGCCTTCGATGTACGGCAGGTTCATCACGGCGCGGGCCTCGGCGCGCTCCATGTACGGCGCCCCAACAGCGGTCTGCAGGAGCGCGGCCTGCTCGGTGAAGGAGCCGCGCAGCTTGGACTCCAGGTTCGCCTCGACGTACAGGTCCGTGCCGGGTGCGAGCAGCGGCACCAGCATGGAGTTGAGGACGTCCTGCCACTGCGTGACGTACGGGCCGAGGCTGATGGTGAACAGCATCTGCCGGAACGCGTCGATGTTGGAGAACGTGCCCTCGCGCGCACCGACCAGCTCGGGGGCGATGTGGTAGGCGGAGGCGACCTCGGCATCGGTGAGCTGGCGGCCCTCGATGTCCATCGTCTCGCGCGGGTTGAACGCGTTGACGGTCACCAGCTTCATGCCGTCCTCGAGGATCGGCGTGCCGCCTGCCTGGCCGGCCCGGCCGATGAACGCGTTGAACGCGGCGATGAACCGGTTCTTCGCGCCTTCCGACCAAGCGGGTGCGTTCTCAGGTCGCTCGATCACGGTGGGGACGCGGGCGCCGTTCTTCCAGACCTGGCGGCGCCACTCGACGGCCTCACGCTGCTCGGCGAGGATCTGCTGCAGCGTCATCATCGGCGACGTGCCGTCCGCCCCGATCGTCGCGTACCCGTGGTCGAACAGGTACGGCGCGGGCAGCTGCACCACCTGCGCCGGACCCCGCGAGGAGATCAGGTACAGCGCCGCAGGCTGGTCGTCGTCGTCCGCGAGGACATGGAACCGGCGGGCAGGCTTGCGCCGCAGCTCGAACCCGGACGCGGTGTCGGCCGAGGGGAGGATCTGCTGGCACCACCGGTCGTAGATCAGCCAGTCCACCAGCGTGGAGTGCCACAGCCTGGCGGGCGAGCGGTGCGGTGCGGGCTGGGAGAGCAGCTGTGCCAGCGGGTGGTCGGTCACCCGGCGCCGGTCGGTGTCGGAGACCCGCTCGTAGACGTGCCACGGGATCGTGCACAGCTGCCGGGCGATGTAGTCGACGACCTTGCGCACCGACGGCTGGGTCTCCCACACACGCGCGGCAGCGGCCGTGTCGGAGTAGTTCGACAGCGGCACCCCCGGGTCCACCACCCGGATCCCGTTCGCCGCCAGGTAGTTACCCAGCTGCGTCAGGTCGCCGAACTGCTCGGCGGCCTTGGCCAGCACGGGCACGCCGTCCTGGTCGACGACCTGCCCGGAGACAGGGGCCTTGCGGCGCGGCCACCAGCGCATACGCCCACCTCCTTCTCAGATCGCTTCGAACTCGCTGTCCTCGTAGGCGGACACGCGCTTGGGCGGGCGGAGAAGGACCTCGGACATGGCGTCGCACAGGGCGCTGACGCCGTCGATCTTGTCGCCGCCGGAGGACTTGTCCGGCTTCACGTTCCCGGCGGTGTCGATGGCCACGGCCAGGTTGTCGACCATCCACGCCATGACGGGGTTCCCGTCGTGGCGCAGCATCGGCCGGCCGCCCTCCCGCACCTGCCGCTGCCCCTGGAGCAGCAGCCGCTGCACGGCCTTCAGCGCCGGGGACATGGACTTGTAGCCCTGCCCGACGCCGACCATCGGCGCCCGCTCACCCTCCAGATCGTTCGTCAGCGGAGTCGACGACCAGCGGTCGAAGCCGAGCGACTTCACCTCGAAGAAGTCGAGGTCCGCCCTGATCTGGTCGCCGATCACGCCGTAGTCGGTGACGTTGCCCGGCGTCGTCTTCAGCCAGCCCTCGCGCACCCACACCGACGCGTTCCCGGCCGTGCGCCGGTCCAGGTCGGCGATGTTCTCCTCGGGCGTCCAGAACCTCACGACCATGTCCACGCTGCCGTCCCGGTCGTCCGGGAACAGCCACACCAGCGCGTTCAGGTCGGAGACCGCGCCGAGGTCCAGGCCGCCGTACGCGTCGCGCTCGCGCAGCTTCTCCTCGACGATCAGCGCGCCGTTCGCCGTCCAGGACTCCAGGGTCAGGAACTTCGTGGTCTGCTTCGTACGGACCCCGCAGTGCAGACGCAGGAATGACGCCAGCTCCGCCGGGGACTGCTTCGCCTTGTCCGCCGCCACCCGCAGGTAGGCGCGCGTGGGGCTGATGCCGTAGCCCGGGTTCGCCTTCTTCCACGTCGCCTCGTCGAACGGGTCGTCGTCCCGCTCGGCCGCGAACACCACCCCGTACACGGCCGGCGCCGTATACGCCCCGCGCGCCAGCTGCTCGATCCGCTCGCGCTTGCGGTGGTAGACCGACTGCCGGTTGCCCGCGTCTGCGGTCGTGATGATGAAGATGAGCGGCTGCCGGCGCGAGCCGGTACCGGACTCGATCGTCTCCACCAGCTCCGGCGACTTGTGCTCGTGCAGCTCGTCGACGATGCCGCCGTGCAGGTTCAGGCCGTGCTGCGCGCCCGCGAGCGAGGACACCGGCTTGAAGTAGGAGTCCGTCTTGGGGTGCAGGATCATCCCGGCCAGCGGCTGCATCACCCGCTTGAGCGCCGGGGACTTCTCCACGATCGCCTTGACCGGCTTGAAGAGCAGACCGGCCTGCTCCTTGGTGACCGCCGCCGTGATGACCTGAGCGCCGGGCTCGCCGTCGGCCGCCATCAGGTACAGCGCGATGCCGCCCGCCAGCGTCGTCTTGCCGTTCTTGCGCGGCACGTCGACGTACACCTCGCGGATGATCCGCACGTACATGTCGGCGTCGTCGTCCCACTGCACCCATCCGAAGATCGGCGCGAGGATGTAGGCGACCTGCCACGGGTCCGGCCGCAGAGCCTTCCCTGCCAGCGCGCCCTGGGTGTGCCGCAGCTGCTCGAACGCCCGCATCACCTTGTCGACGCGCTCGGCGTCGAACACAGCGCCGGGCACGTCCCGCGGCTCGGGAGTCTTGATCAGTGGCGGGCAGTCAGGCAGCGGAATGCCACGCTCGGTCAGGTACCAGGCGACCTCGGGCGACAGCTTCAGCTCGACGAGCAGCGCGTCATCGAGGTACGCGGCCGGGGTCTTCTTACCCGAACGGGTTGTCGGGGTCCGGCTCATTCTCGGCCCCCCTCGCCAGGGCCTGTTCCGTGCTCGGAGTCAGGCCGAAGTGGGCAGCCCACGCGCGCAGTTCACGGCCCGCCGCGCGGGCGATGCCGACTGCGGGGTGAGGCAGGGTGCCCTGCTTCGCCTCGAACGTGAGCCCCTCCCGCTGTACGGTCTCGGTCGCCTCCCGGAAGACGGCCCACGTCTCGCAGTACGCGGCCAGCGCCGCCGCGTCCTCGGGCTTCAGCAGGTCGAGGCGGGACAGGCCGGGAACGACTCGGTCCCACTCGGCGCGGGCCTCGTCGGTCAGCCAGGCCGGCGCCTCGGGCGGCAGCCGCTTGAAGGCGGGAGGCGGAGCGACGACCCGCCCGCCGGAGTCACGGCCGGGCGCCCGGCCCTTGATCAGCTTGAGCCCTGCCGGAGCGTGTGCCCTGGGCATGGGGGACCCCCCTTCGGCGTAGTGAGCGTGCGTGCGCCGAGCTGACGGCGCCGGGCCCCCAGCCGCTCACCCCTGCGATCCGGACTCCCCTTCCCCCTGGGGGGCGGGCCCGGGGGTGGGTGCGCTGTTGACCATGTACCGTCCGGCGTCGATCAGCAGCTCTCCGAGCGCTCGATGGACCTCGCTGATGTCGACGCCGTCGGGGTGGACGGAGATCGTAATGAGGCCGACCTCGGCACGGACCTCGGAGCCGTCGGGCATCCCGACGGCCAGGCGGACGGTGCTGGTGATCTCTGCGGGCATGGGGTGAGCCTCCATGGGGTCAGCGGGCCTTGCGTCGTGCCCTGTTCGCCCTCGCGGCCTCGGCCTTGGACTTGACGAGGTGGCATGGGCCGCAGATCAGGCCGAGGTTGTCGAGGTCCTCGGCTGCTCCGCCCTCGAAGATCGGCGTGATGTGGTCCAGCTCGTGCTGGTCCTCGCCGTCGGGGTCGTCGTCGATGCTGGGCTGTTCGTCGCCGCATCGGTAGCAGCATCCGTTGTCACGTGCTGTGACACGGCGCTTGAGCGTGCGCCATCTGCCTGAGCTGATGCCGTATCTGCTGGCCTTGTCGTCTCTGCCTGCCCATGGGATGGGCTGGTGGTCGTCGCATCTGCCTCGCTTGGTGGCGAGGGCAGGGCATCGGGGGTCAGAGCACCGGGAGGGGGGCCGGGTAGGCAC